CGGCACACTGGTGTTCGGGGCCGGCAGCGTCTACCTGGATGGCAGCGGCGAGTACCTGTCCACCCCGCACCAGGCAGGGTTCTCCCCGAACGCGGCCGGCGGGCTGTCGATCGAAGTGTGGATCCGCCCGGACGCCGGCGGCGCCGGCACCGCCCGGGCCATCGCCTCGAAGGAAGGCGAATGGGTCCTGGGCCTCAACGCCAGTGACCAGCTGACCTTCACGGTCTATTCCGGGGCAACGCCGGATGTCGCGCTCACGGGTACGACCGCCCTCACCGCCGGCAACTGGTGGCGCGTGCAGGCGATCAGGACGGGGGCGACGTGGTCATTGCGCGTCGGGGGCACCCAGGAGGCGAGCGGCACCGAGTCCGGGACGCCAGACCTGACCGCCAATCCGATCTACGTCGGCCACGATGCCACGGCGGCCCTGGGTGACTTCTTCGGGCATGTTGACCTGTTCCGGGTCTTCCGCGGCGACGGCCTGTACGACGAGGGGTTCACGCCCGCCGAACTCGTGACGGACGCCGCCAGCGCCTTCGGCCGGTACGAAGGCCGCGACGTGGTCCTGACGCAACCGAACTGGTCCAGCGGGCTGTCCACCGAGATCACGTTCGCTGGGGCGACCGTGGACTCCGGCACCGGCGCCGTCGCCTGGCTGCGGACGGAACAGTTCGCCCGGAACACCCGCCGGTACTCCTGGACGCTGCCCACCCGAGCGGACGCGGAGGAGTTCCGGCAGTTCTGCGCCCGGGCCCGCGGTCAGCAGGGTGCCTTCTGGGTGCCTTCGTGGGCCAACGACTTCGAGGTCACCGCGGACCTCCCCGACCCTCTCCAGCAGACGATCCAGGTCGTCGACAACGTCTTCTCCACCGCGCCAACACTGGCCGGCATGGAGCGGTTGCTGATCCGCACGCGGGTGGGGGACACTTATTTCCGACGTATTACCGATGTCACCGACCTCGGTGGCGGCGTCCTCCAGTTGACGCTGGACGCCCCGCTCGGCCAGACGCTCGCCGTAGGTGACATCAAAGGCGTCCACCTGCTGATGCTGTGCCGGTTCTCCTCCGACAAGGTCGCCCTGTCGTGGAAGACCGACGGCGTCGCCACGGTCGACGCCCCGCTGACGACGGTGAAGGCATGACGACGTACACGGCGCTTGAGAGCAGCGTAGCCGCGGGCCGCCCGGTGGAGGTGTATGCCTTCAGCCTGGGCGCGACCACCTGGCGGTACACGACGGCCTCGCAGACCGTGTCCTACGGCGGCAACGACTACGAGCCGGCCGCGCTGTCTCGGAGCAGCATCGAAGACAGCGACGACGTGGACAAGAACCGCCTGACGATCAAGGCGCCCTACTCCTTCGCGCTCCTCACGAACCTCATCGGCTCGGCGCCGGCCGAGACGGTGTCGGTCACGATCCTGCGTGGCCACATCGGCGCAGACGACTTCGTGACGATCTGGAAGGGCCGCGTGGTATCTGTGTCCTTCGGCACGGAGCAAGAGGCCGACATCACCTGCGAGAGCGTGTTCACGTCGCTGCGGCGTAATGGCCTGCGCCGGCAGTTCCAGCAGACTTGCGGGCACGTCCTGTACGGGGCCGCCTGCGGCGTCGACAAGGACGCCTTTGCGGTGACAGAGACGGTTACCGTTGTGTCGGGCACCGTACTCACCGTGCCTGGCGTGTCAGGCGAGGACCGCAACTACTTCGCTGGCGGCTACATCGAGTACGTCGACCCGGACACGGGCGCCACGGCGCGCCGGATGGTGACGAAGAACAAGGGCGAGGAAGTCACTCTGGCGACGTTCCCGTTCGGCCTCTCCGACGGGGACTCCATCACGCTCTACCCGGGGTGTGACCACACTGTCCCGCACTGCACAAACAAGTTCAACAACTACAACCGTTACGGCGGGATGCCGTTCATTCCGGTGAACGGCAACCCGTTCGGGTCGACGAGGGTCTTCTGATGGGGTTCTTCATCCCGCTGCTTGTCTCTCTCGCCATCAACATCATCGCCTTCGCGCTGATGCCGAAGCCGCCGGCGCCGAAGCCGCCCGCGGTAGGCCAGCAGAAAGTCCCGCTGGTCGAGATCGGCACGCCGGTCCCGGTCGTGTTCGGCACCGTGATGCTGAAGCAGGTCTTCGTGCTGGCGGCCTACGGCCCCGAAGTCACGCCGATCACCGAGCGCGTCAAAGGTGGCAAGTGAAAGTTACGGTGGCCGACCTTAACGCCATGCCGGGCGGCGGGTACTGCCACAAAGGGGCGCGCGTCTTCTTCGCAAGGCACGGCCTCGACTGGAGCGATTTCGTGAAGCACGGGGTCGACGAAGACACGCTGCTGGCCACGGGTGACGCGATGGCCGTGCGGCTGGTAGAACACGCGAGGAGCCGACATGGGCGGCGGTAGCCAGACAGTAACGACCGGGTACAGGTACGCGCTGGACATCCTGTTCGGCTTGTGCCACGGGGCGGTCAACCGGATCAGCAAAATCCGTGTCGACGAGAAGACGGCGTTCGTCGGTTCGATCGACGACAGCAACCCGTCGCAGTTCATCAACGAGCCGCAGTTGTTCGGGGGCGACGGCGACCAGGGTGAGGGCGGGTGGACCGGCACCGTTTACCTGGGCAATGACGGGATGACGAACGCGATGCGAAATCGCGTAGAGGCCGGGCTCGGCCAGGACTCCCCGAAATACACCGGCCTCGCCACCGCGCTGTTCAGCGGCCCCGGCTTCGGGGTCCGCTTCACCGGGCTGTTCGGCGAGACGTTCTCCCTCGGCTCCAGCGGGCGGTTCTACTTCGGTAACACCCCGTACCTCAAGGCGCCGCAGATTCAGGTCATGCGAACCACGGCCGGCTGGAACACCGACGTGTGGTACGCCGAGAAGGCGAGCATCCCGCGCCAGTTCGACAACGGCGTCTGGGAGTACCAGATCATCGGCGGGCCGGGCGACCCGCGCGTCACCCCGCCGAACCTGTCCAACCCGAGCATTCCATCGGGCGGCTGGACCAACGAAGCGCGCCAGCCTTTCGGCTACTGCGGTGACGACGCGTCGTGGCCGGAGGGCCAGGCGATTCCCGAATCCGAATCGCTCTGGCCCGGGCGCTCCGAGATGTGGTTGCGAAAGACGTTCCGGGTGAGCGACGACACGGTCATGCGGGTGGCCGGCCGCATCGAGAACTCCGTCTACGTCTTCGTGGACGGCGAATACGTCGGCGGCTACAACACCACGAACACGCAGATAGCCGGCACCCCCGAGTTCTCCGTGAAGTTCTCCGTCGGCCCGGGCGAGCATACCGTGGTTGTGCTCGGCCTCGACGAGAACGCCACCGGAGAAGACACGAACGTCACCTACCTCGCTGTCGAACTGGCCGCGACGGAAGGCGCCGACATGAACCCGGCGCACATCGTCTACCAGTGCTTGACTGACCCCGAGTGGGGTATGGGCTACCCGACCGCCGACATCGGCGAGGTGTCGTTCACCGCAGCGGCGGACAAGCTCTTTGACGAGCGGTTCGGGTTGTCCCTAGGCTGGTTCGGCCAAGAGCCGGTCGAGGACTTCGTGCAGCTGGTGATGTCGCATGTAAACGGCGTCGTGCGGCTCGACAAGGCGACCGGCAAGTTCACCATCAAGCTGCTGCGCGACGACTATGACGCGGAGACGCTGCCCGTCCTGAACGAATCGAACAGCGTACTCGAAGGGTTCTCCCGGGCCTCGTGGGGCGACCTCGCCAACGAAGTTACGATCACCTACGAGGATGACGACGGGAACGAGCAGATCGCCCGCGAGCAGAACCTCGCCGCCATTGCGGCGCAGGGCGCCGTCATCTCCAAGAACCTTCAGTACCCCGGACTCCGGTCGGCCCGCCTCGCGGGGCGCGTCGCTCGTCGGGAACTGCGTCAGGCATCGTCGCTGCTGGCGCAGGCCACGCTCACCTGTGACCGGACCGTCGACCTTGAACCGGGCGACGTGTTTACCTTCGAGTGGCCGACCCTCGGCATCACCTCGGTCGTGATGCGCGTGGCGTCCGTAGACCGCGGCACGCTCGCCAACGGCACTGTCCGCATCCAGGCGGTCGAGGACATCTTCTCGACCCCGGAGTCCTCCTACACCGAGGTGCAGGACAACCTGGCGCCGCGGTTCGACAGCGCGCCGCAGGACATCACGGAGTACCGGCTGATCGAGGTGCCGTATTACACGGCGCTCTCCGAGACGCCAACGGCGGATTTCGAGGCTCGGACTGCTGATTCGTGCTACGCGCGGTTCCTCGCTGTCCCGCCGAACGGTGTCACCGTCAATTTCGCGCTCGGGTACTCGGCCGACGACACGACCTACGAACAGATCTCCGAGGGGTTGTTCAGCCCCTACGTCCGTTCGAGTGGCGCGTATGGCCACATGGACACCGTGATAGACGTGACGACGCCAGGGCCCGAGCCCCTGGCGCCGGGTGACTACTGCGACTGGAACGGCGAGATTGTGCGCGTCGACGCCGTCGACTATGAATCGGACCCGATGACAGTCACGCTCGGACGTGGCTGCCTCGACACCCTGCCCATCGAGCACGCAGACGGCGAGGCCATCCTGCTCGTGGCAGGCCGTGGCGTCAGCGACCCCGTCGAGCGCGTCGAAGGTCAGACCGCCTATTACAAGGCCCTGCCGCGCACTGTCCGCGGTGTCCTCGCCGAGGCGGACGCGACGGCGCACGCCATCACGTTCGAGAATCGCCTGGAGCGGCCCTACCTGCCCGGGAAAATCCAGATCAACGGTGAATACTTCCCCGAGACAATCACCGGCGAACTCGAAGTCACCTGGGCGCACCGCGACCGCACGCAGCAGACCGCCAGTGTCGTCGACTTCACCGAGGACAGCATCGGGCCGGAGGCCAGTGTCACCTACACCCTGCGCCTCTACGGCGAGGACGGCGCGCTGGTGCGGACGGCCTCGGGCTTGACCGGCACGTCGTATACCTGGGCAACGGAAGCCGACGACAGCGGCCTCGCCGGGAGCACGCCTACGCTGGTCACGCTCCTCGGGTTTGACGGCGCCAACGCAAGCACCGAGTTCGTCGACGACACCGGCCGCGAGTGGACGGTGAACGGGAACGCGCAGATCAGCACGGCGCAATCGAAGTGGGGCGGTGCCTCCGGCTACTTCGACGGCACCGGCGACTACCTGTCCGGCACCTACACGGCAGACTTCGATGCCGCGGACGGCTTCACGGTTGAGGCGTGGGTGCGGTCTGCCGACGTGAGCAGCGATCGCGTCATCATGCAGGCGCACGTCGGCAGCTCGTATGTCGCCTGGGAACTGTCGCAGTCCTCCACCGGCTACGTCCAGTTCCTCGGCTACGACGGGACGAACGCGAGCGTCGTCAGCGTCGTGGCGTCGTCGTCGCTCACGCTGAACACCTGGCACCATGTCACAGCGTCCATCGACGGCTCGACGGTCCGGCTTTTCCTCGACGGCGCGCTGGTCGGCTCCGGCACGCTATCGGGCACGGTCCGAACGGACGCGACCGCCCTGCGGATCGGCGCGCACGGGTATACCGCTGGCCGCGACTGGAACGGGTATATCGATGACCTGCGCGTCATCAGCGATGTCGCCCGCTACACCACTGCGTTCAGCCTGCCGATCGGGCCGTTCACGGTTTCGGGCCCCGTGTCCATCCTCACGTTCGATGGCGCCAACGGCAGCACGACGTTCGAGGACGCATACGGCTACACCTGGACAGCCTCCGGCAACGCGCAGATCAGCGACGCGAACTCGAAGTTCGGTGGCACCAGCCTTCGCCTCGACGGCGCTGGCGACTACATCTCCACCGCGAACGCCGCGTTCGCCCTGATGGGCCTGTCCAGTTGGACGATCGAGTTCTGGGTGAAGATCGAGTCCCTCGCCACAGGCGCGCGCTTCTTCTACAACGGCGACCCGACCTCCAATGACCACCGAATCCAGTTCTATTCGACGGCCGCGGGCGAGGTGTCGCTCTACATCCAGGCTGGCACGGGTACGGGGGTCACCGTCATCACGTCCGCCGCCGGCGCCGTCGGGACTTACTCGTGGCACCACATTGCGCTGACGCGGAATGGTAACAACTACGCCGCCTGGGTCGACGGTATTCAGGTTGGCTCTGGTTCGTACAGCACGGCCGTTACCGCTGACGAGGACTTCTACCTCGGCGCATACCGCGCCGGCGGCTCGTTCGTGACCGACACGAACGCGTACTTCGACGCGTTCGTACTGCGCCACGGGGCATACCGCGAAGGCCCGAACTTCTACAACCCGAAGGTCGAGACGCTGCTGCGCTTCAACGGCAGTAACGCCAGCACGACGTTCACTGACGCCGTCGGCCGTTCCTGGACGCGCAGCGGTAACGCCCAGATCAGCACGGCGCAGTCGAAGTTCGGCGGATCGTCTGGCTACTTCGACGGCACCGGCGACTACCTGACAACGCCCGATACCCCCGACCTCGAGGTCACCACCCAGGACTGGACCATTGAATGCTGGGTGCGGTTCTCGGCGATCGCGGCCAATGGTGCGGTCATCGCCACCAAGCGCGCGCCGGCCGGCAACGATGGCGGCTGGCAGTTCGGCGTGCACTCGTCGAAGGTGCCGCAGATCGCCGCGTGGGACACTGGCGGGACGGTCATCAACGTGCTCGGCGCCACCGTTCTGACGACCGGCACCTGGTACCACCTCGCCGCCACCAAATCCGGCACGACCTGGCGGGTGTTTGTGGATGGCGTGCTCGACGGGTCTGGTACGCAGTCCGCGACGCCGACGGCGAACTCCCGTCAGGTCATCGTCGGCCGCCATGCCCAGGTCACGACCTACGACCTGAACGGTTACATCGACGACCTGCGTATCACCAACGGCGAGGCCCGTTACACGGCCGCCTTCACCCCTCCCGCGAGCGAGATGTCGCTGGTCGAGAACGTGCCGGCCCCGTCGCGCGCGTCCACGACTTCCCTGCTGCACTTCAACGGCAGCAACGGCAGTACGGTCATCACGGACTCGGCCTACCCGACTGCCTGGACGGTGTACGGCAACGCACAGATCAGCACGGCCCAGGCGCAATTCGGCAGCTCCAGCCTGCTTCTTGACGGGTCCGGCGACTACCTCGAAGCCGCCGACTCCGGGGTCTGGTTCGTCGGTGGGTCGGACTTCACGATCGAGGCGTGGATCCGGCTGGACGCGCTGCCGGGCGCCGGCGCGTATGCCCCGATCTGCTCCCACGGCGCCAGCACGTCCGCCGGCATCTTCTTCGCCGTGAACGAAGACGGCGCCTTGTTCTTCTCTGGCGGCGCAGGCTCCCTGACGGCTGGTAGCGTGTCCGCCGCGACCTGGACCCACGTCGCGGTTTCCCGGCAGGACGGCACGGTGCGGCTGTTCGTGGGCGGCGTGCTGGTCGGCACCGGCGTGTTGAGCGATTGGGCGGCTTCCGTGTCCGGCTTCAGGATCGGCCGCGGCCGTACAAGCTCGACGAATTACCTGTACGGGCACATCGACGAGTTCCGGTTCACGCACGGCGCGGCGCGGTACACCTCCACGTTCACGCCGGCGGCACAACCCTTCGAGGTCGTCAGCAGCGCGAACCTGAACTCCAGCGTCCGCGTCCGCCTGAAGGCGGTGCGAGACGGCGTCGAGTCATGGCAGGAGTTCGACTGGACCGTGATCCGCTGATAGAGATTCCGCCGCGCAATGCGGCTGACCGGGAGGCCGACTCGGAGCGTCAGGGTGCCCGCACCCTTCGGCTGGCGGGGTTACTTCAGTTTGATGCGGCGCCCGAGTTTCTGCTCGCGCAGGCGCCGCAGGTTACAGTCGATCGCCGCGGGGCGGCAGTCGGGCAGTCGGCACCGAAGGCAGGCGTCGATCTCCTCCTTCAGGTGCTCGTAGGACTCCGTGATCTCGCGGCGCTCGCCTTTGCAACCCGGCATTAGCCACCGCGCCGCTTCTTCGCGTCCTGCTCCCGCTGCCACTCGTCGCGGCAACCGGCGTCACAGAACAGGGCTGGCAGGGCGAGGTCTTCGTCGCAGTAGTGGCAACGGCCGATCGCCGTGAGTTCGGGCTTCCTGTTCCTGATGTTATCGATCGCGCGAGCCACCGTTTCTTCAGACAGGCGCGCCGCCGCGTCCAGCGGGTCGATCTCCTTCGTCATGCCTTCGCTCCCACCGAGTCTGCGATGGTGTAGTGGCGCGGGTTCTTGCCGGCGTGCATGTCGACGATGCGCGACGCCTCGTCGTTCATCCGGTCCTGGAACGCCTCCAGGTTCGGCTGCGCCGGCGGCCGGTCATCTACCAGCACGCCGCACTCGATGGCGTCGAGCAGGATCGCCAGGCAGGCCCGAGCGCACCCGAGATTGTGAACGCCGGACTTCGGGTCGAGTTCCTCGCCATTGTTGTAACGCTGGACGTGGCGCAGGGCCGCGGCGACGTAGACGGAGGCCCTCACACCCTCGGCGCGGTAGTTGGCGGCCCCGTACTTGCCTTTGCCGTCCAGCAACGCCAACGACTCGTGCGCCAGCGCGGGGAACGGGATCAGTTCGAGAGGGAGGCGCCGGCTGCCGAGCGCATCCTTCGGGTTCGTGGCCTTCGTGTCGGGAAGCGGGCCGAAGGTCAGGGCTTCGTGGTCGTCCGGTGCCACCGGCGGCTTCAGCAGGTCGTTCACAGGAATCGGTCCCCCTCGACGAGGTTTGCTACGGAGAGGTAGACAGGGATGCCGAGCCGTTGGGCTTCCAACACCTCGCCGCGCGTCCCAGACGACTGCTCCCACCCAGGGACGAGCACCACGGCGTCGCACTTCCGCATCAGCTGGAGCGTTCCCTTCAGCCAGAACTCGTCGTGGATGGTCGGGTCGAGGTGCTCGAAGCCCTCGGTGTTTGCGTGCGGGATGACGGGCATGAAGCCCGCCTGGGCCGCCAGCAACCCGACGTGACGGGCAGCGGCGATGTTCAGTGCGACATTCTCGGGGCTCTTGCCACGGTAGCGGCCGGCGATGTACACCAGCAGCGGGATCTCGTCAGGCTCCATACTCGTCGATTCTCACGTTGGTTATCTTGACGCACGTCCGGGGGCACAGGAACGCGGACGCGGCGATCCGCACCGCACGCTCCCGCACCTCCAGATCGAGCGCCTCGTCGGTCGCGCTGCTGTCGAGCACGAACGAACACTCGGCGCGGCGAACCGAAAGCCCGTAGCGAGTGATTTCGTACTTGACGGCAGCGGAGTAGCGCATCACGCCTCCCGGGTTACCACGAGGCCGTAGAGCAGGTGCGTCTGGGCGTTGTTAAGGCTGAACACGCGCTCGATGACGTACTGCCCGCCGAGCCTGGAGGCGATCACGCCTATGTTGTTGTTCAGCTTCCGCAGGTCGGCCTGGGCCTCGTCCTTGTCGTACTCCGACAGCGCCACGCGGCGCACGACGGAGTAACTGTCCCCGACTTCCAGGTTACGCAGGGCTTCGGTGGTGTTCACTTGAATCTCCCAACCCCTCCGTGAGGGGCAAACTGTTTGTTGAATCCTATCTGCATCGCGTATGTTGTCAACGCGTATCAACCGCCGTTCGTCGGAATCACGGCCGGTCGGCGAAGGCCCGGGCCACCCACCGCTTCGCGGTCGACAGGCTGACCTGGTGCCGCTGGGCGATCTCGGCTTCCGACAACCAGACGAACTCGGCCCGGATCCTCGTCATGAACTCCTCGGTGGCCGTGGCAGCCCTGAAGCTGCGAATCTCGGCCTCCTGGGCCATGCACTCGGCGATGGTCGGCGCGAAGGCCAGGAGGCGGCGGTCGAACAGGGTGGCCAGGATGTGAACTCGTTTCATGGGGTCCCCTCAAGGTGAAGCCGGCGGTTGCCGGCTTTCCTATCGTCCCCTGACTGGCTGTAGTTGTCAAGCATCGTTGTTGTCGGGCATGTCGCTCGCCAGGTCGATCATGGTCCGGTGCAGGGTCATGTGCAGCGACATGCCGTCGCAGGCCCCGGGTATCTCACTGTCGATGACGAGGCCCTCCGAGTCGCACAAGAAGATGCAGGCCCCGTGAACCTCGCCGCGCAGCACGCGGTCGCGCAACCGCGTGAGTTCGTCCAGCACTTCCTGTTGGTTCGTGGTGACCTTGATCGAGCCCCCGTTTAGGGCCTTTACCTCTGCCATGTTATTTCCTCTCTCCGAAGTCGCCGTCGATGATGAACACCATCGTCCGCTGCCGGCTCGCGTAAGTGACGATGTTGCAATGTATCCAGCCACTCGGCCCGACGTTGTAGCCCATATCCAGCAGCGACAGCGTGCCACCCTGGTAGCATCCGTCGACTATGCAGGGTGTGTGGGAGTGCCCGAGGTTCACGCGCAGGCCGATCTTCGCATACGCCTTCGCGCTGCCGCGCGACCCGCCGGGGCCGACGTGCCCGTGGTAGCAGTTCTCGATGCCGCCGACGACGTAGGACCCGCGGTCCCCGATCCACTTGACGGGGTGCTTCAGCAGCGACCGCGACGCGATCTCGAACGGGTTGACGACGCGGTCGCGCTCAAGGCTCTCGGCGAGGACTTCGGCCTTCAGGCGGTGGTACAGCACGGCGTTCTGCACGTCGTCAGCATTGCGTGAGTCGGCGAGCCACTTCAGCAAGTGGTCGTGATGGTTGCTGCTGACGATGGCGAGTTTCTGGTCCGGCCTGTGGAACGAGTCGATCAGTTTGCACGTCTCGCGCAGCTCGGTGGCCACGTCGTCGCGCTGCTTATGGCGATTCAGGAACTTCTGGAAGAAGCCGTTGTGGTGCGACCCGGAATTGAAGTCGAGCACGTCGTCCAGGATGACGTGCTGCGGCTGGAGCATGTCGATCATGCGCTGCGTCGCGGCGATCGCCTTCGGGTCGGCCCGGACGCCGTGAACGTCACCGAGCCGCATCCCCAGCGCGCGCGGGGCTTTCTCGACACCGTCCTTCGTGAACTTCAGGTCAAGGTCGATGAACGACCCGTCTGCCGCGAACCCGATGCGCCGCATGTGGAAGCGGCCGGACGGCTCGACATGCACGACGATGGCTCCCATGACGTGATGGAACTCGCCCTTCTTGCCCGCCTTCGTGTCGCTGTAGACCGGCTTCGTGATCGCCCCGGTCGACCACATGATCTTCGGCAGGTCGCCGCCACGGGTGGCGATCGTGTCGAGCGCGACCTTCGGGTGCGGCACGAGGCCGCACATCGCTCCGGTGATGGTGTCGAGCCCGGACAGAGGCCGCACCGCGGTCGGCTGGGTCTTGATGTCGCCGAGGAATTGCAGGCCCTTGCACACCTGGAGGCGCCCGTCGTTCAGGTACGGGGCCAGCACCGGGTCCCAGCGGTACTCGGCGCCCTTCTCCCGGTCGCTCGTCGGGTTCCTGTACCGCAGGGGGGCGACGACCAGCTCGGCGTCGAAATAATCGAGGTAGTGCTTCAGGGCGGCCAGGGCCGGCCGGTGCGCAGGGCTGTCGTTTACCGCGCAGGTGAAGACAAACGCGCTACGGGGCGCCGCCTGGCGCACAATCGCGTGCTTCCCCTCGACCCACATCTTTCGACAGGATCCACAGCCAACGGACCGGCTCGTCATCCGCAGGGTCGGGCCCACGGTGCCGCACCTCGGGCATTCTTCGACCGGGCCTCCCCGACGCCTCTTTCGGCCGCCCGGCGTATACGGCTTGGCGCAGTCCTTACACCACCGGCGCCCGCCACTATGCTTTGTCGTGTTACCCCCGCCACACGCGGTACACGCATCCCCAGACATCGAAAAATCCTCAACCCGTCGCTGGTCCAAGAACTCTCGGTTGATTTTCAGCCCCCGGCAACCCCGACCTGGCTGCGGATCACCAGGGCAGCGAATCCGCAGAGGGCTGTGCCCACCAGGATCAGGGCCATGTAGAAGGCCACGCGGCGGTCGCGCTCGGCCTCCTCGTCGCGCCAGTCGCTCATCGCAGCACCTCGGTGGTCAGGGAGTAGAGCCCCACCGCTACCAGCAGCAGGATGAACAGCAGCCCGGCATAGGCGCCGTAGTCGTCGTTGTTGTTGGCCATCACGAATTACCCCCGATCAGGTCGTCGATGCTGACCTCGTCGTCCAGGTACCGGCGGCGCTAGGCTTGC